TTCTTTATAGGCTTGTTCATATTCTAGTCTTGCTATTTCAGCGAGTCTCATCTTACTACACTCAACCCACCTTCTAATAGTGGTATTATTTCTATATTCTGGAGTTAAATCAAACCTGCCAACGACATATTCACAGACTTGTTTAGTCTGTCCATGCGGTGATAGATATTTTTCCCATTGCATTTTAAATTACTCCACGATTTCTTAGCGATTTATAGAGTCTTTGTAGTTTGTTGAACTCAGGATGACTGCGAACCCACATGCCAGTATCTGGACTAAACTTTTCTCTAAAGAATTTATCCATCTTATCGTGACCAGTAGCAATACTAGGTATCACTTGATTAGATAGCCAATCAAACTCAGCATCACTCATGATAGAGTCGTTGTCGTACTCGTACGCATATGCTGCAAGAGCAAGGCGAATACGAATTCGTCTCTGTCTCTCTACTGCTTCTTGTAACTCTGAAGGAAGTGGTGGTCCCATAATTTTCTCCCATTATACATATGTCGAAGGATCTGTACCTCCTTCGACACCAAATGAAAATCCAACACGAGAATTTAGTGGTTCTATAAGATGATATCTTTCTCTAGGAACCCAGTACATCCTTCCCGGTTTAAAATGTTGTTTGTATACCCGTTTAGCATCTTGTCGATTTAAATTCTCTGGCGCTTCTTGGTTATGGGAATTGTATGTGGAAAACATTACCTCTCCCAAAACTTGCAAATATAGAACATCCATTTTGTCTTTATGTATTTCAAAACTTCGGGATTCATGTGTAAATCCCCCAAACATATGACAAGTAATTGGATTTTTATGAAATATAGAAGCTAATTGTTTTATAAGGTCTTTAGCAAAATCAGGACAAGAATCTCTCAGTTCCATATGTGTTAATATGTAACCGATTTTTTCCCCTCTAAACTTTCTATGCTCTAGAGGATGGTCATCTAATAAACTTAATGCTCGTTCCCAGTTAATTTCTCTAAAGCTTTTTTTCGTTTCGGGACTCCAGTATCTTATAACTGAAACGTCCCCAAACGAATGAAATTCTCGCTTTCTAACATTTTGCAAGAACTTCTCATCAAACACTTATTTATTTCCTATATTATACTTAGGACAAAGCTCCCACTCGCCTTTCTCTTTATAAGGAATAATCTTAATCTGACGTAAAGGTGCCATAGTAAGTTCTTCTTTCTTGGCAAACTTAACCAACCCCCAATCGCTCAATAATTGAGCAATAGTGTTTCGGCGTTCTACATCGTTAGATTCTAGATTAGATTTCTTACCATCGAGCAGGAATAATTCCTTAAAATGTACGATAAAATATCGGCCTTGCTTATGTAAGATATGACAGCTTTGATAGAGTTTCTTTTCTTTTCGTGATGCTACACCCATTCGAGTAAGCGTCTCCCGAACCTTTAAAAAGTCGTCTGGCTCGTTTAAAAGGATTTCGAGCATGTCTTGTGGCGTCCATTCTACGTGGACTTCGTTATTTTCTTCTACCACCTTTATTCACCTTTTCTTTCAATTGTCCCATTTGATCTAATGATAAGAGCGGCAGAACTTGGCGAGCCTTTTCATCGCTATAGCCATAGTATTCTTTCACCACTTCTATATCATCCTGTACTTCAGGTTTAAACCATTTAGAAAACCTTTTTCGTTTTCTTATTATATTTATAAGAAATTGAAATTGAAGCTTTTTATCAAGATGGGCATAACGATTCATTTCATTAGCAATCAGGACAGTATCCTGAAAATATGATAGAGATTTATTAACTATATAAGGATTATATTCTTTCTCGGTTTCTTCATCTACTATCAGGTTTTTCTTGGTACTGTTGATAGCATTTAAATAATCAAATGGGCTCATATAACTAAACCATTTAGGTGTTGCATCCGCATAACATCCATAGCAATATCATGACGAGGATCATGTGCTACGAAATGGTCTTCCAATCCTTCTGGAATAAACGTGGTATTTATATTAGTATTCGCTGCAAGACCTTCCATATACGATATCGTATCACGTACGTCCCACCACTGATATGGTTCAGGTTTACCAGTGGCCTTCATAAGTGAGGTCATAAAGATCGGGTCAAAGGTGTTTCTACGGGTATAGATCTTAGCAGGATAATCTGTCATATGTTCCATAAAGAAGTCATATAGTTCTGTAATAGAACGATCGTCAGCAGAAGGTTTTAAAACTTTCTGTGCTTGTTTACTTTGCTTACCCCACCATTCTAATGTGCTGGGTTCAATCTTACGACCGAAGTCTTTTACCTGTTCTTCTACATTAAACTTAATAAACTTAGCATCTGATACTAATTCACCATAGATGTATTTGTTTTCAGAAGTAAACCTAAGTTCATTGAAATTTAACATAGCCATGGAAACTACTACACCATTAACTGGATCTTGTGACAACGTCTCAAAGTCGAAGATAACATGTCTTGTACCGCTCATTTCAATAACCCCACTACGAATCCATGCAGAACCTTAAAAAGCTCTGCATCATTATAAATTAATAACCATAGTAATACTATTCCGATCGCCCATTTCATTTGAACTTAACCTCTGCCATGATCTCAGTCATGCAAGCTACAATGTTAAGTTCATGATCTGCTACAAAAGCATTTTTATATTGATAGTCTGCAAGAATCAATACAAGCTGCGGAATGCTGCTTCCTTGTACATGATCGCACATCTTATCATATACAGAGCGAAATATAGAAGCGGGCTCAACATCCATATTGTTGACCACCCACCTACGCATTTCCTTAAAGTCTTTGGCTTTTAGGAAAGAAAATAACGAATCAAAGGATTCACTACTATTAAACCCGCTGCTACTAGAATTAAAGCCAGCCATAGACAAACGTTGTAGCTCATTGAGGACCCGACGCCAATCCGGCGCATGCTTGACAATAATCGGTGGAATATCTTTTTCACTGAATTCTATTCCTTCGTTTACTAGAATCAGTTTAGCACGTTTGAAAAAATCCTGGGCAAGTACTGCCATATCTTTTTTAGACGTGTTAAACTCGTATACACTGCATCGTGAATGTAAGGGTTCAATGATACGATTCTTAAAGTTACAAGTTAATATGAATCTACAGTTATCAGAGAACTGTTCAATGAATCCACGTAACGCCGGTTGGGTTGATTGCGGATTCAGGTAATCTGCCTCATCCAGAATTACCACTTTATATTTACCGCTAAACGATACAGTAGAAGCAAATTGCTTGATCTTGCCACGAAGTGTGTCAATATTACCTTCTTCGGATCCATTAATCACAATGTAGTCAAGACCAAGCTCAGTGCATAAGGCTCGGGCAACAGTAGTTTTACCGAGGCCTGCAGTTCCAGTGAAAAGCATATTCTGCAACTCACCAGAATCCACCATTGCCTGAAACGTGTCTTTTAAATGAGGAGGAAGGACCGTATCAGCAATGGTAATGGGACGATACTTTTCGACCCATAGAAAATCTTTCGACATAATATACTCCGTTCAAGGTTGTTTCATTATATGATAAATTGGAGTAGTCGTAAACTATTTATTCTGATTCCTGTTGAACAGCTTGTTCACACAATGCGACTATCTGTACGCACTGATCACGAAGTTGTCCAATGGTGCTCAATTCTTCACCACGGAATCCGCCTCGCTGAACGATGGTATCGATAACAGCAATTGTGCTTCGTCCTACACGATTAGCAAGATCACGAAGTTGATCTGCGCCCATTTTATTAGCTTCTTTACCAGCCATATTATTCTCCATAAGTTGAGGATTTTTCAAGTGCAATCCAATATGTAATGTCTTTTTCAGTATGCTTAAATTTAGACATTAGCTTAGACGATAGACCTACCTGATAATCACCAGGCAGAATTTTTAAGTTAGCGATACTTATAACTAAGTTAAACGCTTCGTTTCTATATTTACCAGGTACGTCTATTGAGAACGAATTGCTGGTAGGATTTTCAGGATCGAATACTGTAAGTGAGATTGAACCGCCGTTAGCAGTAACAGACACTGAAGAATGTCCTAGCGTTTGTGCTGCACGTTTCAAACGATTCAATGTATCCATATCCAAGATAAACTCTACAGGCCAATCTGACATTTCTGTTGCTTTCTGCAGCATAGTATCAGACGGTGATGTAAGCATTTCTTTATCTGTAAAGAAATATTTAATCTTGGATCGACCAGTAGAATCAGAGATGATTGCATTCTTTTCTTCGATAGTAATCTCTGGTTCGTTAACTAGTCCTGTAACATTTAAGAACTCACCCAGATCATACAGACCAAATTCAGATACAAACTCCATATCAACTACAGATGTGCCGAGAATATTTCTCGCCTCAGAAATCGTAGAAAGACGATTACCTTGCATAATAACAATATTCGAGTTGATGGTCGAGAAATTCTTCAAGACCGACGTAGTGTACTCAGATAACTTCATTCACTCCTCCTAACATGATATGATCATTATATCAGATTTTACGCAGCTTGTAAACCATATTTCATCTTAGAAAAGTTTTTATCTTTAAAGAATTCGATTTTAGAATCGAATCTTCCTTCTAAGATTTCACCCTTATGTGAGATAACAAATGTGTTGGTGTTATCATCTAAGGTATTCAGGATCTTCATTAGATTGTCAACACCATCGTGGTCGAGTGACGAATCAAATGTCTCATCCAATACTAACAGGTTGGTAGCTACGCTATTCTTCATCTTAGCAATCTGTCGCCAAGTGAACAGTAACGATAGATCTATGCGTTGCTTTTCGCCTTCAGAAAAGCTTTCATAAGAAAATGCATCACGATGTCGTGAGCGAATAGTTTCCGTGAAGCTTTCATCTAAATTGAAATGCACGAAGAAATCTAGGATCTGTAGGTACTTATTTACTAATTGATTAATAACTGGGACATATTGTTTAATCACCTTAGTCTTAATACCAGTATCTTTAAGCATCTCCATCATTACATCATTATAAGAACGCTCTTCCATGCACTTGAATCTTTGTTCAGATTTGGAACTTTGTTCTTCTTTTAAAATTTGTAGATCTTCATTAGCAATTGTAAGATCTACCACATCAGCGCCTCCGATGTCACTCTCGAGATCTCGTACCTCATTCTGTAACCGTGCAATCGTTTGGTTGTTAGAATGTATAGTGGTGTTCCATCCTCTAATCTGTTCCAATGATTCAGATGCCCGTTTAATATCCGATTCAATAGCATCCGACTCTTCAATGACGCGACGGGAGGCACTCTGTAGTTCTCGCGCCTTCGCCCGCGAGGCTTCGAGCTTATCGGATCTAAGTTCTTCACTAATATCTTGGGCACATGTTGGACACGTTTCATTATCCTCATAGAATTTCGCATCCTTCGCGACTGCGCCCATTTGCTGCTTGAAGGAAGCCGCATATTGGAGAAGTGCGGTTTTCTTTTCTTGGAGCTTACTGAGCTTGTCTTGGATAGGGTCACTGGTTTGTTGGACCATGCTGGAAAGCCCATTGTTTTCTTCTTGGAGTACGTCAATCTCACTCTGCGCATCATCTATCCTTTTCTTTTTAGCAGCGATGTTCGTTTCAGTAAGAGTGCGAATGTCCCGAATATATTTCTTCTGGGTTTCAATCTTATTAGTAACAAGTTCAATCTGATATTCAATGTCTTTTAATTTATCCTTTAATAAGGAATTTTTCTCTCTTAATAGTACGTTCATCTTAGAGAACACATTAATATCAAGTAGATCCTCGATAACATCGCGACGATGTTGTGCAGATAGCTGCATGAAAGGAATAAAGCTACTGCTACCTAGCACAACAATCTGGTGGAACGATTTATGATTTAATTTAATAATATTTTGCTCTAATACTTTTTGATGGTCAAGAGCATTTGCGTCTTGGTTCAAAAGAGAATCGTTTTTCCAAATCTCAAAGATCTGTGGCTTCATACCACGTACTATCTTATAATTATTCCTGCCGATCGAAAAGGTAACCTCCACTAACATATCTTTATTGTTAATGGAATTAACTAATTGTGGCTTATTAATCTTACGATGTGCTTTACCGAAAAGACCATAGGATAGTGCATCCAGCATAGTGGATTTACCTGTGCCGTTCGGACCTACGATAAGTGTAGATTTGGAATCCTGGAGATTTATATCTGTCCAGGTATTACCAGTTGAAAGAAAATTCTTCCAACGTAAAGTTTTAAATATTATCATGATGTAGTAATATTAACCCATGCACCAGCTTTGTAAACTTGGATCTCGTCATCGCTAGAATTATATATCATCATGCCATTCGAAGCTGTTAAAGCATCACGCTCGGCTGTAGTTTTGTTTGCTAAATTAATCATGGCGCCTAAAGGGATATCCATAACCATAGATCCAAGATCTGAGTCATAATATCCTTTAGCGTCTGCGCTTAAATTATCAGGTCTAGCCATTATGCTACCTCCAACGTTTGAGCTTCAACTAGAAGATTTCTCATCTGCATTTTGATACGATCTTTATCCAAATCAGTATCTACCGCATCGATATAAGAATCTAACAGTTCATGGGTGTCTTCGACACTAATGTTATCGTCCTCAACTGCTTCACCGATAAATTCACTGAAGCTTTCAGCAATCTTTAGTTCGTGTATTTTCTTTTCTTGTATTCTATCAATAAATCGATCAAATGTAAATAGGTCTTTTTTATTTATTACTATAACCTTGACAAATTTGTTATCCAGGTGATCTAGATTAAGCGTAGTGTAATCAGTTATCCGATCGTCATAATTAATACGTTCATATATGTTGATCGGGTTTCGTATAGCTTCGATCAATCTGGTCTCAGTGTCTAGCACATGGAAGAATTTCGGATCGTGCGCATCTGACCAAGTAAATTCCATTTGCGATCCTAAGTACATAATATTATCTTTTTCTGACTTCGTATGGAAATGCCCTGATAGAACTTTTTCGAATCGAGAAAAAAGCTTAGGATCCATTCCATGAGGTGAAAGCATTCCCTTTAGAACTTCGAACCCGGATAATTCTAAATGACCACCGAGCCAATCTGCCTTACA